CACGGACCCTAGTGCTCACTTCTCATGTATAGGTGCCCGTACTGCAATAGTTCTGCAACTTCCCATTACAATCAGCACTGGTATTGTTATAAGTGTTATCGCGAATGGCACAGACCAAGCGCTGGGTATTTACCCTCAACAACTACACACCCGGTGAAGTAGCTGTGTTTGATGGAGCTGAGGTAGATTACATTGTGTACGGCAAGGAGATAGGCGCAAGCGGTACACCTCATCTACAAGGCTTCCTTATATTTAATAGGAAGAAGCGCTTGAGTGTCGTTAAAGAGCTTTCTATTCGTGCCCATTGGGAAGTTGCCAGGGGTACTTCAGAGCAGGCAGCAGAGTATTGCAAGAAGGATGGAGACTTTGTGGAGCGAGGCGATTGCCCTCGTACTGCTGCTGCTGCTGGTGGCGATGCTGAAGCAGCTCGGTGGAAGCGCGCTCGCACAGCGGCTGAGTCGGGAGATCTCACAGAGATTCCCGATGATATCTATGTCCGCTATTACAGAACGCTTAAGGAGATCAAGAAGGACAACATGTCAAAGCCCTCAGATGCAGACAGTGTCACAGGAATCTGGATTTGGGGCCCCCCTGGAGTTGGCAAGTCGCGCTTTGCGCGTGAGCAGTACCCAGACGCCTATTTCAAGATGCAGAACAAATGGTGGGATGGGTATCAGGGCGAGGAGTATGTCATATTGGATGACCTTGACAGCAAGGAGCTGGGTCACCTCATTAAAATATGGGCAGATCGGTACAGCTTCCTTGCTGAGACTAAGGGCGGGGCGATTCACATTCGTCCAAAGAAGATTATTATCACCAGCAATTACAGTATTGAGCAGCTGTGGATTAATGTCGATGCCGATATGGCCCATGCAATTGAGCGGCGATTTGTCGTACAACATCTGACGGCTCCAATTGTATAAAGGTAAGTATTTTGTTATTGTTTATTATTGTTTTGTAGGCACGATTCAGCTACATCGTTGTCTTAGTGTATAAATGGCGTATTATCGCAGGCGTCCAGTTCGTAAGTACCGCCGTGCTCCAGTTCGTCGCTACGGTCGGTATCGTCGTTAATCATGATGAGGCCTTACAAGAAGCAACGGCGCTCCAATGCGGGCGCCGTTGTTGAGGATAGGAACACTGATTATGTACAACGCAGCACTGTTTATGCTAGAGCTGGGAGGCTAACTAGTGTAGTTAATAGGAATCAGCAGATGGTTAACTCTCATATATCAGCTGTCATCGAGCGTTTTCAAGGCTGTGATATAGATGGTTTACTTAATGGCAATTTTTTGTTGTCATTTACTAGGGGCTACACTGGAACAGTACCGAACAATGTTCAACTTCCTGTGTATTTGTTTGAGTTGAATAGTTGTTTGAATGATGAAATTGCTATTGGTGGTACTCCATGTGCACCATGTATTGCCAAGCGTCTCGTTAGGAGTCAAGGCGTAAGCCCTGTATTTGATTGGAATGTTGTGACTGGTTACAACTATGATTACAGTGCTGCTAATTTGCCTAACTCGTGGGTTGTTGAGCGTTCTATTAATAGCAACCCTGGCAAAGCTGGTGACATGCAGTTTTTTGAATGGTTCGACATTCGCATGCTTATCACAGGAGCTCGGAAGGTTTCTGGATATGTTGATGTTCAGTTGGTGCAATTCACAGATGAATACACAGCACCTAGTCAGCTTGTTAGCGGGACTGGATTTGGAAACACAGGTACCCTTATTCGCGGTAATGGAGGTGGTAACATTGCAGATAATTCTACACAGTTTGATGATTTTTGGTTGAAGAAGACAACGTCAATGTTGGGGAATCCAATTGCCATTCGTGGTGATTATATCAAGAATCCCAGCGCTATGCGTGTTCTTCAGAGTAAGCGATTCAAATATCAGCCTACTTCGACCATTCAAACTGATGTTACTGGACACCAGACTGAATATAAGATGAGGTATAACTACAACAAGATGGTTAATTTTACAGATCCTTATCAAGGAAATCAAATAACTGACATCCCAGGTCCAAGCACCAACGTAGCATTGTCTGTTAATGAATTGGAGAATCCGAATGAGTGGACCGTTTCAGATCAAAATAATAGGACAAGCTGTTATCCAGATCCTAGGAAGCTAGTCTATCTTATGGTAACAGGTAGTGCTCCTTCTGAGGTTCCAGTTACCCCTGGAACAGGGATCATTCCAGCTGCTACATTGGATTCTTGCGCGAGTTTTGATTTGATAATTCGTCGCAAGCGTTCACAGCTTGGCCGGGCCTTTGTTTAGGCCAGGCCTTCAGAAAGTCTATATATACCCCCCATGTGACAGTCAATGAGTACCGTTCTCACTGATCGTGGTCATCATGGTTAACTATACCCACCATTCGTCTCGCGTTGTCAATGGCATCATTGTTGTGTCACTGTGGTTTCACCACAGTACGCCGGATGAAGAGCATCGTGCTCATCAGCTAGTTGCGTTTTTCAACGCACACCGTCCCGCACACCTCTTGTTTGAGGTTCGCTGGCACACGGTCCCACACCCTTGGGAGGCTGCTCCGCGTACGCCGCAGCGTTAAGTGGATGAGTCCATAAAGTGTTTCACACAGGAGCATACCTGTCTAAAAAACCCCTTCGGGGGTAGATGTGACCAGAAGGCTGGTTTGGAGGTTCAAGTCCTCCCACATCTGTCAAAAATTCAAACCATATTTCAAAAAATCAAAATACAACATCTATTAGCTAATGCTGGAAAGCCCCCCTTGGGGGGTTGGGGGGCATGTCGGGCAGATCCAGTCAAACTTTGACAAAAAAAGTTCAAACCAAAATTCAGCCTATAAAGGCTGAGCACTGGGGTCCGTGCTAGTATTACCACGGACCCTAGTGCTCACTTCTCATGTATAGGTGCCCGTACTGCAATAGTTCTGCAACTTCCCATTACAATCAGCACTGGTATTGTTATAAGTGTTATCGCGAATGGCACAGACCAAGCGCTGGGT